CGCCCCAATCTTCGGTGGCGGAGTACGTCGCTTCAACCTCACCTGATAAATAGTTGGGCTGGCCGCTCCCGACCAGCCTGACCCATTAACTCGAAAGGAAACGAGATGCCAACCATAATCACAGCTACACAGCTTCGATCTGTGCTTGGTGTCTCGTCTTCCTTGTATTCTGATGCTTACCTTGACGAGATTATTGATACGGCTGAGGCTGTCATTCTTCCGATGCTTACGAAATTTAATGTGGGCATTGACGCGGTATCGCTCACCGATAATGTGGCTTATTTTGCCACTACCAATCTTAATCCCTTTACTGAAGGTCAATCTGTTGTCATAACCGGTTGCGGGAGCCCTTTCAATGGAACTCATACAGTCACAACTTCTCTCCTTAATGATTCAGCCTTCTCGGTGGCAATCACCAACGCAGACATCATTTCCAAAAACGTTATCCCTAGCGGACTTGCAACACTCTCAGACGCTTCTACTTATGTCGGCAATAGCGCAGTCGAGTCTGCCGTTTACGCAGTTTCTACCGAAGTCTTCCAATCCCGAACCGCAGTCGGCGGACAAATTGAAGGCGTAGATTTCGCTCCATCACCTTTTAGATTAGGTCGTTCATTATTTAATCGCGTTTCAGGTTTACTTGGTCCTTACATAGACGTAGAGACAATGGTTCAATGAGTATCCTTTCCTCAATCCGGCAACCATTGGCTACTGCGTTGGCTGGTGTCTCAGCAAACGTTTTCACCCACGTCCCTGAAAACGTCCCTGTCCCAGCCGTAATTTTGGTTCCAGATTCACCATATTTGGAAGCCAATATAATTGGAAAAGCAACCGCTAACTTCAAGATTAATCTCACGATCACTTGTTGCGTAGCCTATGCATCCAATCCAGCTGCTCTTGATAACTTGGAGCAACTGACTATGAGCGTTATATCAGCAATACCCGCCGGATATGACATAACAGTTATTGAAAGACCAACCGTTACGCAAGTCGGATCTAGCACAATGCTGGTGTCTGATATTCGCGTCAGCACTTACTACACCAACTAAGGAGAACAATGCCTACCACAGTAATAACTGGGCGCGATGTAACCTTTACGCTTGACAGCGATAATTTCGATGCCCAAGCTACATCCGCCGTACTCAGCAATGAGCACACAATCGAGACTTACCAGACTCTTGATGGACGCGCCTACAAAGCCGTTGATGATTCCTGGACCTTCACAGTTGAGCTTCTAGCTGACTGGGGAGCTACTGATTCACTATTTGAGCAAATGTGGACACGTTGCGAGAGCTCACCAAACACCACAGTTGCAGTATCTTTAACCACAGCGTCAGGCGCAGTCTTTGCGTTTAACGTATTGCCAGTTTTCCCAAGCGCCGGTGGTGCAGCTCCAGGAGCTCAAACCGATACTTGGACAATGCAGGTAGTCGGAACACCAGCAGAAACATTTAGCTAAGAGGGAGATCGGGAGCAATGAAGTCACAAATAAATATCACCTATAACTCAGGCGAGCAAGCTACTTATGTGGCCCAACCGCCTGAGTACGCTAAATGGGAAAAGGCCACCGGTAAGAACATTACCGAGCTTGGCGGAATGTGGGACATCCTGTTTCTTGCATATAACGCAATGAAACGAGAAGCCGCAGGTAAGCCAGTTAAAGCCTTCGATATTTGGATGGATACCGTTTCAGATGTGGATGTGGTAAATCTCGACCCAAAAGCCACCCAGTCGGAAGCGTCAGCCGACTAATAATCGAATTGGCCATAGCCACTAAAATCCCACCTAGCGAATGGACTGACGCACAAGACATATTAACCGCGCTGGAGATACTGGAGAGAAATAGTGGCCAATGAGAAGATTGCTTATGATAAGCGCGATCTTCGGGCTATCGTCCAGGCTTTCAAAGCGATGGATGACCAATCGGTCGAGGAAGCCAAGCGAGAGTCTTCGGCGCTGGTTCAGTACGCAGCTGACAAAGTTAAGCAAACAGCTCAATCCCGACTTGTCTCCGGAGCCGCAGTCAAGCGAGTTGCCGAAGGTGTCAAAGTTTCCAAGTCATCTAAAATCGGCGAATTTTCATACGGCTTTGCATCTCAGCGATTTTCTGGTGGGGCTGATACACGCACACTCTGGGGCGGTCTTGAATTTGGATCTCGTCGTTATAGACAGTTCCCTACTCGAAACAAACAAGGATATTTTATCTATCCCACGCTTCGCTCAATTCAGCCTGAATTAGTGAGACAATGGGAAGAAGCGTTTTCAAGGATAGTTAGGAAGTTTGATTAATGGCTGGAAATAGAACACTCAAGCTCTCAATCCTTGCTGACGTTGATGATTTACGAAAGAAGCTTGGTGAAGGTTCACGCGAAGTCCAAACTTTTGGATCTAAACTTGCAGACTTTGGCAAAAAAGCTGGGGTGGTCCTGGCTGCAGTTGGCGCGGCAGCAAGTGCAATGGCAATAAAAATTGGAAAAGAATCGATACAAGCAGCTTCCGATTTAGCCGAATCCACCAGCAAAATCAAAGTTATTTTTGGTGCATCTGCTGAAGATATACAAAACTTTGCAGCTTCAGCAGCCAAAAGTCTGGGTCAGACACGAACACAAGCGCAAGATGCGGCTGCTACTTTCGCTACTTTTGGCAAAGCGGCTGGCTTAACTGGAAAAGATTTAACTAAATTTTCTACTGAATTTGTAAAACTTGCATCAGATATTGCTTCTTTTAATAACACTTCAGTGGACCAAGCTATTACTGCTTTAGGTGCTTCTTTACGCGGTGAATCAGAACCAATGCGAGCTTACGGCGTATTGCTTAATGATGCTACTTTGAAAGCTAAAGCCCTAGAAATGGGTATTTACAGCGGAACTGGAACATTAACTGCCCAACAAAAAGTCCTAGCAGCCCATCAAGTCGTTTTATCCCAAACAAAAGATGCACAAGGTGATTTCGCTCGGACTGCCGATGGGATGGCTAATAGTCAGAAAATTTTAACGGCGCGACTAGAAGAAGCCAAAATCACTTTAGGCCAAGCCTTGCTCCCGATAGCTCTGCAGGTGGTCACTTTATTTAATGACAAATTTTTGCCAGTAATTGAAAACATAGCTGGAGCTTTTTCTAATGCAAATGGTAGTGGTCTTTTGGAAAAAGTTAAGCAATTTGCAGAAGTTTTACAAAAGATTTTTTCACCAATAATCGAGGGAATAATATCCGCTTTTAATTCTGTAAAAAAGTCTCTAAATGAAAATAATGATGAATTATCAAAATACTTTACCGTACTGAAAGAGATTTTAGGCTTCTTAGATAAATTCTTTGTGCCAATGATTTCCAATACTCTAAAGCTGGCTTTCCAAGCACTCGGTAAAGTCTTGGCTGTAATCATTAACAGCTTCTCGACCTTAGCCAGTTTGGTTGCTAGCACCTATAACGGCATTAAACAGATTATTAAGCTAATTGCCGAGAACCCTATTGTCCAAAACATTACGGGTGCGGTTGGCAGCTTATTCGGTGGCGGTAAAGCTGCCGGCGGTCCAGTTAGCGCAGGTACTACCTACCTAGTCGGCGAAAAAGGTCCAGAGCTATTTACACCAGCGCGAGGCGGCACAATAATTCCAAACGGTGCAGGCGGCGGACAAACAATAAACATCAACGTTTCCGGAGCTATTGATCCAATTAGCACCGCTCGACAAATCGCCCAGATTCTTGGCTATGAGGCCACAGCTTCAGGCTCATTCTCAAACCTTGGCGGAAGTAGGGTCTTCGCTTAATGACCTGGGTTCCTGACTTAACCGTAACGATTGGCGGGACTACCTACACCAGCCACGTTGTTGACGCTGTCCAAGTCAGCTATGGCCGCACAAACGTTTGGGAGCAACCTCGTACTGGCTACGCAACTATCCAGCTAATTCAATTAACTGAAAGCTACTGGGACATTGAAATCAACTCGACCGTAGTAATTACAATGGAAAACTCCTCGGGAGTAGCCAAAACAATCTTTACTGGGACAGTTAATAACGTTGAGTCCCGCAGAGCTGCTCAAGGCTCAATCGGTGGCACTACTTTGCATACAATCTCAGCGGTTGGCCCTTTTGCCAAAATGTCTCGAACAGACATAGGCGGCACAGACTATCCAAAAGAATATGACGATGACCGGATGACTGCGATTCTAACCGATGCCGGTGTCACCATTGATACTATCGATACTCCAGGCATTTATGAATTTGCCAAAAGAGATCCGCTGGTCGTTGATGCCTACACTTTAGCCGCTTCAACGGCTTCTCAGGCTTTTGGTTATATCTACGAAACCACAGCGGGAGAAGTCGGTTATGCCAATCAATCTCGCCGTCTTAATGAAGTTCAAGATAATGGCTATTTTCAGATTCCACAGAGTTATATTCAATGGTCCCAATTTGCCACCAGCCGCAATCTGGGCAACCTTCTTAACTCAATTACTGTGGACTATGCCAGCGGGTCTGTAACGGCCTCTGAGCCAGCCTCGATAGCTTTATACGGCTTAGCTGCCGGTAAGGTCACCACTACCCTTCAAGGATCAGCGGATGCTCAAGCCCTAGCCGATTTCTTTATTGCCACCCGAGCCGTCCCACAGACCAACATAGCCAGCTTCTCAATCCAACTTGACTCCAGCCTTTTAACTAATGCAGACCGCAATACCCTAATTGAGACATACCTAGGTAAGCCCATTTTAATTACTAGCCTACCCTCAAGCCTTTATGACAACGGATATATCGGCTTTGTGGAAGGTTGGCAGCTTTCGGCTAATCGCCTTCAGGCTTCGATAACCTTGACAACAACCGACTCAACTTTCTCAATCGTCCCGACTCGTTGGCAGGATGTGGACCCAGCCCAGGAATGGCAGGACGTAGCAGGTACAATCAGATGGTTCGAATACGAATAGGCGGATAAATGGCAACTACACCTAATTTTGGCTGGAGCACTCCAGATAATACGGCTTATGTCAAAGATGGTGCTTTGGCTATTCGCACAGTTTCTAATTCAATAGACGCTCAAGTTTGGGCGATGAATGAAATCCAAATCGCTCAATTGATGGGGGCAATCTAATGGCAACGACAGCAAAGACCTTATTTAGAGGTGCGGCTACCACAACCACTACAACCACACTTTACACAGTACCCAGCGCAACCAAGACAATCGTTTCTTCCATAGTGGTAACAAATACATCTTCAGCTGACAGAACATTTACCCTTTCACTTGGTCCTTCAGCTGGAGTCTTTGATCTACACACAGCTTCGACAATCGCGGCCAATAGCTCGGTTTACATTGATTTGAAGCAAGTAATCGATGCCACTGAGGTCATCAACGGTGGAGCTTCAAATACAGATGTGAACTTTCATATCTGCGGAGTGGAGATCGCGTAATGGCAATATCCTCATTCCCACCTGCATTCCCTAAACAACAGAAGGTGACATTAACTTCTGGATC